TTCCCGTGGAGCAGAAGTTCGGCCCGTCCACCGGCCATATGATGCGGAACGAAGAGGTCATCGAGAAGATGGACGAGACGATCCGCGACACCTACGAAAAGCGCATCGAGCATGAAATACTGCGCGTACTGAACGGATGGGGAGGCTGATTTATGACGAGAATTATTCTGCTGGAACGCCTGCGGGACTTCACCAAGGAGGCCACCGCCGACCTGATCATGCCGACCAGAATGCAGAAGGGAGACACGGAGCAGGGCTACCGCCCGGCCGACGTCTACCTGACGCGCCTGCCTGACGGAACTTCCGCCACCAAGAAAGCCCCCTATGTGCTGCACCAGATCATCACCGGCATGGATCAGCAGCCGCAGGGACAGCGCGTGACCTCCAGCGCAAAGGTGCGCTCCATCTGCTGCGTCTATAACGATGACGAGCAGGAGGGCGGATTGATGCTGCTGAACCTCATGGAGCGCATCCGCGTGGCGCTGCTGCGGCAGGTCGTCATCGGAGAGCAGTTCACCCTTGATCTGGAAGCAGGGCTTGAGGTGCTGGTCTATCCCGATGACACCGCCCCCTATTTCGTGGGAGAAATGATCTCCACATGGATACTTCCCCCCGTGGAAAGAGAGGTTAACTTATGAGCGAAAAAATCATCGACACGGCGGAGCAGACCGCCGAAGCCGCGCCCAAGGCGGCAAAGAAAAAGCCCGCCGCGCTGAAGAAGCCTGCCGACAGCGGCAGCTTCTGCGTCTATCTCGGGCCGACCATGATGGGCGTGATCCAGCGCGGCACCATCTATCGCGGCGGCCGGAAGGAAGTCCTTGACGCCCTCGCCCCTGTGATCGCACAGTACCCGCTGATCGCGTCGCTGGTGGTGAGCGACGAAACGCTTCCCACCGACCGTATCAAAGTCAAAACGCCCGGCAACCTGCTGTATGTGAATTATCACAAGCTGGCCAAGGGCATGAAGTAAGGAGGAATTTTCAATGAACCACGGCGTATATGTTTCTCAGCTGGCAACCAGCGTCAGTACCCCTGTCGTGGCGGAGTCCGGCATTCCCTTCGTAGTCGGCCTGGCTCCTGTTCAGGTGGCAGACAAGCCTGCCGCCGCCGGCACTCCTGTCCTTTGCACCAGCTGGGCCGAGGCTGTGGAGAAGCTGGGTTATTCCGATGACTGGGCTACCTACACGCTCTGCGAATTCATGTATTCGCACTTCAAACTGTTCGCCTGCCAGCCTGTCATCTTCTGCAACGTCCTCGACATCAGCACCGCAAAGGAAGCGTCTGCTGCCTCTGACATGGCGGTGACGAATCACGAGGTACTGCTGCCTGTCGAAGCCATCAATGATTCTGCGCTGGTCGTTAAGGCGGCTGGCGGCACCGGCGCAGCCTATGTGTCCGGCACCGACTACAACGCCTATTACAGCGGTGAGCATCTGGTGGTAGAGCTGCTGTCCACCGGCAGCGCCTATTCCGCTGAGCAGGTAAACATCGCCTACAACAAGGTCAAGGCGTCCGTCGTTACCACCTCCGACATCGCCTCTGCGATGGAAAATGTGGAGCTGTGCCTGACCCTGCTGGGTGTTGTTCCTGACCTGCTGTGCGCCCCCGGCTATTCCCAGCAGTCCACCGTAGCCGCCGCGATGACCGCCAAGGCCGGCAATATCAACGGCCTGTTCCGTGCCAAGGCGCTGATCGACATCGACTGCGGCGCTTCCGGCGCACGCTCCTATTCCGACGTCCTCACCAAGAAGAACGCCGCCAATATCTCCGACGAGGACGAGATCGCCCTCTGGCCCATGCTGAAGCTGGGCGAGTACAAGTTCCACATGTCCACCCAGCTCGCCGGCCTGATGGCGCAGATCGACACCGACAACGGCGGCTGCCCCTACGAGTCCCCGTCCAACAAGGGGCTGCAGTGCGACGGCCTCTGCCTGGAGGACGGCACCGAGGTCAACCTGACGCTGGCGCAGGCCAACTATCTCAACGGCATCGGCGTGGACACGGCGCTGAACTTCATGAGCGGCTGGGTGGCATGGGGTAACTATACCGCCTGCTATCCCTCCAACACCGACGTCAAGGATTATTTTATCCCCGTCAGCCGTATGTTCGGCTGGGTCGGCAACTCCCTCGTTAAGACCTTCTGGAGCAAGCTGGACAAGCCCATGAACCGCCGCCTGATCGACACCGTTCTCGACACCGCCAACATCTGGCTCAACGGTCTGGTGGGCATGGGCTACCTCCTGGGCGCTCGCGTGGAGATGCTGGAGAGCGAAAACCCGCTGACCAACCTCATGGCCGGCATTATCAAGCTCCATGTCTACATGACGCCGCCCTCTCCCGCTCAGGAGATCGACTTCGTGCTGGAGTATGACGCCAGCTATGTCACCAGCGCCCTGCAGGGCTAAAAGGAGGTTTGAATCATGGATCAGAGCATTATCAATTTCAAGGTCTACGAAGACTCTGTTGAGTATGTCGGTATGGCTCAGGCAACCCTTCCTGACCTGACCGCGCTGACGCAGTCCATCTCCGGCGCCGGCATTGCCGGCAATGTCGAGTCGGTCATTCTCGGCCACTTCGACGCGATGACGCTGGGCCTCAACTTCCGCACCGTCACCGACCAGAGCGTGAAGCTCTCCGAACCCCGCCGCCACACCATCGACCTGCGCGTTGCACAGCAGGACGAGGACGTTGTGGCCGGCAAGGTGGTCGTGCGCGCCGTCAAGCACATTCTTGTGGTCATCCCCAAGAGCGACAAGGGCGGCTCCGTTGCCCCTGCAGCGCCCTCCAACGGCTCCGGCGAGTACGCTGTCCGCTACTGGGCGACCTACATCGACGGCAAGAAGGTGCGCGAGGTCGACCAGCTGAATTTCATCTGCTATGTCAACGGCACCGATTACCTGGCCGACGTCCGTAAGGCGCTCGGCATGTAAGAACACGAACAACGCCCGGGGCGGGAGATCCGCTCCGGGCATCTTTTTGAGATTTGAAAGGAGTTTTTATCATGGCTGATACCAACAAGACTTTTGTCCCCGCTGATGCTTTCTCTACCGTCGACCATGACGAGTACGCGGCGGCTGAGGCGCAGGCCAAGAAGAGTGAGGGCAACTACACTCTCAAGCTGAAAAAGCCTTTCACCTATGAGGGGCAGACCTTCGACGAACTGAACTTTGACTTTGAGGGGCTGACCGGTGATGATGCTCTCGCCATCGAGGACGAGCTTCAGGCCATCGGTAAGCCTACCATCTCGCCTACCTTCTCCGGACAGTTTCTCGTGCGCATGGCGGCGCGTGCCTGCACCAACACCATTGTTGACGCCAGCGGCCACCCCCGGCGTATCGGCGATGACGCCCTGCGCGCTCTGCCGATTTTCGAGTTTAACCGCGTCAGAGGCAAGGCCCGCTCTTTTTTGCTGGCATCGGAGCTGTAACCGGCGACGGCGGCGTTTGGCTCCGCAGGCAATGCCTTACTATGGCAAAAACCAATCAGACCCCCGTTTCCTACTGGCTGTCGCTGCCATTGCCATCCCTGTGTAAGTGGATCAAGGTCAGCAATCAGCTTGTGAAAGAAGCCCGGGAAAGACGCAAGCAGAAATAATCTGAAAGGAGGGCCGTCTATGGCAGGCCGCAAAGAGTATGAGATGCTATTCCAGCTGAACGCACAGCTTGGAGGCAGCTACAGCAAGACCTTCAAGGCCGCTCAGCAGGAAATTGTGTCCATGCAGAAGGAAATCCAGGCCCTCTCCAAGACACAGGCGGATATTTCCGCATTTCAGAAGCAGCAGGCCGCCGTGGAAGCAACGCGGAAGCGGCTGGAAATGCTGCAGCAGCAGTATGACAATATCCAGCGGGAGATGGAGGAGACCGGCAACGAGTCCGCCGACATGAAGAACAAGCTGCTGGCAAAGCAGCTTCAGATCGACAAGACCTCTGCCTCGCTGGAAAAACAGACCACAAAGCTGAACGAGCTGAGTTCGGCGCTGGAAGAGGCCGGCGTCAACACCGATGACCTTGCCCACAGCTCCGAACAGCTCTCCGGCAAAATCGACGATCTGAAAAAGAAGCAGGGCGAAGCGGCGGACAAGGCTATGACCTTCGGCGATAAGGCCGGGCAGGCCTTTAATCAGGTGCATGAGGCCATCGTGGCCGCAGGCATCGCCGTCGCCCTGAAAGAAATCTACGAATACTTCGCCAGCTGTGCGCAGGCGTCGATGGACTTTGAGAGCGCCATCACCGGTGTTGCGAAGACCACCGACCTCACCGACGAGGAGCTGGCGGCGATGTCGGACTCCATCAAGGCACTGTCCACGGAGATCCCCGCCACTACTGAGGAGATCGCGGCAGTTGCCGAGGCTGCCGGACAGCTGGGCATTCAGAAGGACGTCCTGCTGGACTTCACCGAAATTATGACCATGCTCGGCACCGCCACCAACATGACGGCGGACGAGGCGGCGACCGCCCTTGCGCGCTTCGCCAACATCACCGGCATGGCGACGGACAATTACGGGCGGCTCGGCTCCGTCATCGTCGACCTCGGCAACAACTTCGCCACGACAGAATCTGAGATCGTGGCGATGGGTACGCGCCTGGCGTCTGCGGGCAAGCTGGCCGGACTGACCGAGCCTGAGATTATGGCTCTGGCGGCGGCGATGTCCTCTGTCGGCATCGAAGCCGATGCGGGCGGTACCGCCATGACCCAGACGCTCAACGCCATCGAAAAGGCAGTTGCAAAGGGCGGAGATGACCTTGAGGAGTTCGCCCGTATCGCGGGTATGTCCTCCGAAGAATTCTCCACCGCATGGAAGAACGACGCCATGAGCGCCCTGACCTCCTTCATCGGCGGGCTGGGTAAGCTGGACGAGCAGGGCGAGAGTACCGTCCTTGTGCTGGAAGACCTCGGTCTGACCGGCATCCGGCAGAGCAATATGCTCAAATCCCTGGGCCTGGCCGCGGATCAGATGACCAGCGCAGTGAACACCGCCAATACCGCATGGCAGCAAAATACCGCCCTCACCAACGAGGCCAACAAGCGATATGCCACCGCGCAAAGCCGGTTGACCATGATGCAGAACGCCTACAACAATCTCAAAGTGGCGATCGGCGATGCCTACACCCCCGCGCTCAGCGAGGC